AGCAAATTGAGTTCTTTCTTCGGTTGCAAATGGGTCGGTTGCATAAGCTTTTACTTCGTATCCTTTGTCAGTCATCCCGTTTACTACAATATTCACAAACTTAGGAATAATAGGAACTATTTTCCAATCTAAGTTTAAATAAGATAAATCACCATTTATTGATAATTCATCTTTATATTTTTGTACTGATTGCTCACCTCGAGCGTATAGTCTTAAGTTATGATAATTTTGAAAATTTTGTAAATATCTATCTCCTCCAGTATCTTGTCTAAACCATTCATTTTCAATAGCTTGACCAACTTGTAAACCATAGTCGTAACTATTTTTAACTTCATCAGATACTACTTGGTCCGGAAAAGAACTATTGTAATTCGTGTAAATCATCTATTTAAATTATTTTTGATGTAATCCCTTCATTGTTATACTTTCTAATCTGCAAGTTCATAGGTTCAAATATTTTTTTAGCTACTGGAGCATATTTATTTTTATTACAGGCCATTATAGCTAATCCAGAACTTATAGAAGCATCATGCTTAGTTCTATTATTTAAATTGAACTTAGACCAATCATTAAGAGTTCTCATAAAATACATATTTCCGCAATTATGATCTTTTAATCCAATATGCTCATCTATATAAGACTCAATAGCAGCAGCATGAGCTTGTTTCATATCTTCACTTGAGTTAGGAACTCCCCCCACCTCTTTTTCTGTTACTGATAATTTATTATAAATTTTATCAGGTCTGTTCATAGAATACCCTCGGTATCCTCTTCTTTTTAAATAATATAATAATCTAGGCTTATTGTTTTCTGCTAATATAGGCATACCATAAAAAACTAATGACATTAAAACATCTTCAAAAAATATTTCAGCATTATCAGGTCTTGATATATATTCTAAAAAAAATTGATTAGTAGGCACATCTTCTAAACTAAATTTTGTTAACCCATGCAATGCTCCCTTAGATCCTCTACCGTCTACAGTTCCTGAAATATCATAACTATCACATCCAAATGCTCCTAAATGCTCATTTCCAGGATACTTTAAATTATTCTTAAGTATTATATTATTTTGTAAATGAAACGGAGGCGACCAGGTAATATAAAATCTTCCTTGACGATTTGGCATAAAAATAACTTTACTATCTTTTACTCCATTTTCCCATTGGAAATTACCTTTTGTTACTAAGCTACTATATTTTATATCTTCAATATAATCTATCTGTTCGTAAATTTTAACTAGATTAAATAAAGATTGTTTAGTTTCATCTCTAAAAGCATGTTGTATCGTTCTTGGGAATTGCCTATAAAATTCATTTAAAGAATCTTGATCTTGTTTTAAACCTTCAACTTCATTATTCCAATAATCAATAACACCAATTGCTATTTTTGTTTTATCGATGCTTTGGACCGGTTTTTTGGGAGTGTCGAATACAGGTAATCCATACATATCAAGGAATCCTTCGTAATTCCACTCCATAGGTATAAACAAAGAATATAGTCCTGAGCTAGTCTGACCATTGGCGTTTCTTTTAGTAACATCGGATCCTTCATATATTTTTTTAAAATTTTCTCCACCTTTATCTAAAGCGTTTGAGGTAGAGCCCATCATACATTTTCCTACTACTCTACTTCCTAATCGTAAGGTAGTTTTTGTAACTCTCCAGTTATTAATTATATTATCTGGTCTTTCCCACTTTCCGGATTCATCATGTACTAATAGAATTAATTTTTCTCCGTCATAAGAGTTATCGCCTGTATTCTTCCAGTCGATAGTTGTATCAAGCCCATCAATATCTGATAATTCTTCGCCTATTTCTATCTTGCGCCGAGTTAGCTTTGAAGCTGGTACTCTATAAGCAAGCTCTGTCTTGGGGCGATCCATTCCGTCTTGTACGGGCTTGAAAAAGAAAGGATAGTTGGTTGATATTGGCACAACTTTATCGGTAAACATTTTTTTTGCGTCCGCTCCCGTCTTTGATAATATTCCAAATCTTGAGTCACTAGAAATAGTGGCTTGATTAACAGTTTCTGATGATGCCATGAAGCTAAATCCAGACCGTCTATTTTTAAGATAGCAGATGCCATAACATCTGTAGTCTGCTTTGCAGGCTTCCCAAAATATATAAAACAACCTGTTAGATTCTCTAAATTCAGCTGCTCCTACATCAATTTTTGTCCATTGCAAATACATATAATGAGAACCAGTAATATAAGTACTAACGCCTTTATTGTAAAAACTAAAGCCATTTTCTCTACGCTTAAACTCACTATCTATGTAGTCGTACCAGTTTTCTTTAAAATTATCCGGGTATTTTTCCCATTCAAAAACTGATTTTATTTTTTTTAATTGATTTGGATATTCAAATTTTTCCCAATATTGTTTTGTTTCTGCAGAAGATTTTTTATAACATTCTTCTATAAGCGGAAGCGCAATTTTTAATCCTTGAATATCATATACTTCTCCAATTTTACCTGTTTTGCTTATAACAACTACATCATAATCTTCATTGTAGCCATATTCCCATTTTTTATACCTATTATTTTTTTTAATTGTTTTAGGTTTAATATGAGTTTTATCAATATAATATAAACTTTGAGTATACATTATTTAGATCTTTTTTCAGCAAATCCTCCAAATTGTTTTTTTGCACTATCAGTATCCTCTAATAAACTTTTTTCTTGTTCAATTCTTGATAATATTTCAAATGCATCAAATATTGCAAGTTTTTTAGTAGCAGCAGCATTTTTTAATCTATCCGCGGAAATATCATCTTCCGAGTCAACAATTGCTTCTTTTGCAATTTTAATTAATTCTTCAACTGCTTTTTGCCCAGCTTGGATTATATTCTCTTTTGTTTTCTTTACTTCCATATTTAATAACAATATCATTAGATTTCATGCAATACAGAAGTTCATTTTCTATTATAAACTCCCACTCGCTGTTAGGCGTGAAGCCTACTACATCACCTGGGCTAATTTCAAGTGCTTTTAAAGAATCATTACCATATTTAAGTATTCCAATAAGGGCTGAGGTTTTTCCTGGCTTTAAATCACTTTTATTTACAATAGGCTTAACAAAACAACGATTATTAAATGCAACCCATTTATTATTTTTTTTAACAAGATAAATTTGATCCGGCTGACAAAAATATAAGTTGTCTTTAAAATATTTGCTACTGTTTTTTTCTTTACCTCTAATATCGTAATATCTTCTAAATACATTATGATGAATTATAATTTCATCATTGGCTTTTATAGACGTTTTATACGCTAAAGGTACGCTTATTACTTTTGCAATTTTATTAATAAACTTAAAAGATTCTATTTTTGAATTAAGAATTAAATTAGTGTCATTAACTTTAATAGAGTTATTGTATCTTTCGCCAACAGGCTCTACAATAAAATCATATATACTATTCATATTTTAAATCATATTCAACCGAAATAGCCATATTAGAATTAAACTTTTTCCATGGAACAACTTCGTTGTCTTTTTTAATATGAATATTATAAGAAGCATCAGCAGCATCAAATATGATATAAGCTATTTTATGTCCTCCGTAGACTTCTTGTCCTATCGAGTAATGCATAGCATCATTTTTGTAATCAGATCCAATACTGATTTTTCTTATAATAGTTGACATTATAATTATTTATCTTCCTTTTTTTCTATTGCAGTATAAATTCCTGTTTCTAAATCTATACTTACAGCGCCATAATCTTTTTCAAGCTCTTTTTTGTATTCATCGCTTTCTTGATTAATGCCCGCATATTCATGCAATAAAATGTGCTTTTGATTTTCAATAAAACCTAAATCCCTTAGCTTATTATTCATTTTAAGCTGAAAGTCTTTAATTTTTTCTAATTGTTCTTTTGTTACTTTGTTTTCCATTTGATTAAATTTAAATTAATAATTACTATTTTACTTTATCTTTTACTTTTTCATATGTTCTTAAACCGCCCAGCCCAAGCATTCCGAGTAAGACGGTCATTAAATGTTCCATTTGTAATGCAGGCGGAACTTCCTGCGGGTCTAAAGCCCAAATAAATAAATCTCTTATTACAAAATTATATGCTAAAGCAACACCGCAAACCCAGCCTATAAAGGGTCTCCATCCGGCAACAAATACCGTTCTATGGCCCGCTTCTATTTCATTAATTTTGGTTTGAATAGATATTAGTTCGTTAGGATCTAATTCTTTTCCTTTAATTGCTTCGCGTATTTCCCAGGCTAAATTGCCAGCTACAGATTTTCTACCGTCGCCACCTTTTAAAAACCCAAGTAATAATTTCCACATTTTATTTTAACGACCAGATTTAGGATCGTATTTTTTAAATGTAAGTTGCTCGCTTCTATAGGGTGTATCTGTATCGTATTTTTTCTTTTCTTGGAAATCTTTATACACTGTCCCTGGGGTAGGAGACTTCTTTGTTTTGTCAAAAGTATATCTAGTTGTAGTAGGGACGATATTATTCCCATCTCTACGAACTGAATCATGAGTTGTAGTGTCCCCTCCTCGAAATTCAGCTGGCCTCTTATTCTTTCCCCCGCCTGTGGTTACATTAGGAGAACTATTTCTGCCTTGAGGGCCTGAGAAGGTTTGTCGCCCTTGCAATACGCCTGTACTTCCCGTTATTACAACGTCTTCTCCGAAAGTAGGTACAAAACCTTTAGGTGCGCCTGGGTCTTTAAAAGGTTGTATTTTTGTTTTTTTACCTGATTTAGGATCTGTATCAATAGCCATTGGGCTTTTTTTACCTCCCATTTCAATAGGGTTCATTTTACCTGAACCTCCCATTTCAACTGGGCTTACTGCCGCACGAGAATGTTTAGACATCCAGCTTCCGCTAGCGCGATTGACAATAGGCATGTCATTCATTAAGTTTTTTCTTTCTTGTTTTGCACTTTCCATTTTTGTTTATTTATTTGTTATAAGCTTCTTTTTCCCAAGCTAAAGTGGGTGATCCCTCTCTCATTTTAGATCGAGGATATACTTTGCCTTTCCAATATACATTTTGATCGTCATAATCTAAATCGCCCCGTTTAAATTGATCAACATGGACCATTTCATGATCTACTACTTTTTTTATATTAGATGGATGTAAATTTTTATTTATTATAATAGTTCCGTTATTATTAGCTTTACCTAATACATTATTTTCTAAATCTACCGTATAAACCGGTGTATTATCTATTGTATAAGGAGGGTTAATTCTAAAAGCCATTATTTATTATAAGGAAACATTTCGTTTAATTTATCTTTTCTAGCACCGCAACCGCAAGGTATATTTAAACCTTCAGAAACTTTATCTACAATAGTTTTAATTCCTGTAGCTGTAGTAAATTTTTCTATGTCGTCACCAAAACCTTTTGATTTCATATTATTTTCTTTGCTTTTGGCGGCTTTCTATTATTGCTTTACGTCTTTCGCCCCTGTTTTCGTTGCCTTTGTATTGTTTTCTAATAGCT